TTTTGACTAACGATAATATATTCATTAACTTTCATCTTCGTGATAGTGTAGATAAATTAGGTCGCAAAATTATGCCTGGAGATGTTCTGGAACTGCCGCACTTAAAGGATGAATATGCCCTAGACAATAGTCTAGTGGCCCTAAGAAGATTTTATGTTGTTCAGGATGTTAGTCGTCCTGCATCAGGGTTCAGTCAAACTTGGTACCCACACCTTGTTCGTGCTAAATGTGTACCCTTAGTTGACAGCCAGGAATTTAAAGAAATACTTGACGGTGAAAGCGGGGCAGGAGATGGCAGTACACTGCGTGATTTACTGAGTTCTTACCAACAAAGTATAGATATTAACAATCAAATCATAGCAGAAGCAGACAAAGATGTGCCTCAAAGTGGTTATGAGACTCAGCATTTATACGTTATACCTACCACACAAGACACAGGATTAGTTAATATAGCAGACGCCAGTCTAACCACAGAAGATGCCAGCACAGAACAGGCCATAATGGATGCTAGTGTTATTCTAAAGAGTCCCAATAGAGATGTTTATGTAGGATATTTGGCAGGTGATGGAACACCTCCCAACGGTGCTCCGTATGGTTTTGGTATAGAGTTTCCTGTTAATCCTGTAGTAGGGCACTTTTTCTTAAGGACAGATCATTTACCTAACAGGTTATATAGATATGATGGTTCGCGTTGGATTAGGTTTGAGGATAATGTTAGAATGACGCTGAACAATTTTGGAAATCAGGACGTTGAAACTGGTACCTTTGCAGGCAAGCAGGTAAGACAAACACAAAAAACTGGATTTATTAATAATAACACTACCGCTACAATCAATGGCGAAGTTATCCCAGAAAGACAAGCACTGAGTAAAGCACTAAAACCTAAGGCAGACGCATAATGGATCATTTCTATGACGGTCAAGTAAAACGCTACCTTGCGCAGTTTATGCGTATCATGAGCAATTTTAGTTATAAAGATGCTAAAGGTCAATTAACTCGTGTGCCTGTTCGCTATGGGGATATGAATAGACAGGTAGCAAACATAATTAAAAAGAACAGTGAAAACACTATTCCCAGCGCTCCGTTCATGGCCTGCTACATTAAGGATCTACAGTTTGATAGAATGAGACTTCAAGATCCTACTTTTATCTCAAAAATTAATATCAGGGAACGTGCAGTAACAGAGGATGGTTCTACATATCTTCATACCCAAGGATCAAACTACACAGTAGAACGTATTATGCCAACTCCTTATTTGGCAGATTTTGCTGTAGACATTTGGACAACAAATACAGATCAAAAATTACAAATATGGGAACAATTAGTAGTCCTATTTAACCCAAGTTTAGAACTACAGACCACGGACAATTATATCGATTGGACCAGTATTAGTGTATTGACATTAAAAAGTCAAACATGGTCAAGTAGAACTATCCCACAAGGTGTTGAACAGGATATAGATATTCTTAATTTAGTATTTGAAACTCACGTATGGATTACTCCTCCTGCTAAGGTTAAGAAGTTAGGTATCATTACAAAAATTATTACCAGTGCATTTGTGCCTGAGCAAGGTGTAATTGCTACTGATTATATCAATCCTGATGCTGTATTAGAATCTTTAGGTTCAGAGGTATTGGCAACTATTGTAACTCCTGGAAATTATGACCTGCTTGTATTAAACAATATAGGTAAATTAGTACTGAATAATGATAGAGCAGATATTGTAGACATACCTGTAGGTGGTGAAGAATCTTCTTGGTATAGAATATTAGATCTGTATCCGGGTACGTTTAGAGCAGGTCTTAGTCAAATTCGTCTAATGAAAGCAGATGGTAACGAAATTGTTGCTTACATTAGCCTAGATCCTATGGATGAAAAACGCATGGTATTAAATTTTGACCCCGATACTATCCCCACTAATACTATAATATCTGGTAGAGGTACTGTTGATGCAATTGTTAACCCTGAAACATTTAATCCTAGTTCTAAAGTTGTAGGTACACGTTATTTGATATTAGAAGATGTTAATGTTAACGGTGATTATGGAACACCTGGCTATGATGGACCTGATGCATGGAAAAATGCAGATAGTTCCGATCCTCAATTATATGCTAACGATATTATAGAATGGGATGGCAGTGAATGGCAAACTTTATTCAGTTCATCTGCTGCTACTGACATAGTTTATATAACTAACGCTTATACAGGAGTTCAATACAAATGGGTTCCTTCAGAGCAGAGTTGGAGTAAGAGTTTTGAAGGAATTTATGATAAAGCATTATGGCGTCTAGTCCTTTGAAACAAATTATATGCAGCGGTGGCTTATTTTTAGCCAAAGATACTAAAAGATTTTTATTACTACAACGAACACAGGGAAAAACAGCAGGAACCTGGGGGTTGGTAGGAGGTAAAAAAGAACCCGGTGATCAAACTGCGGTAGATGCTCTTCAACGAGAAATCATAGAAGAAATAGGAAAAGCGCCTACCATTAAGAAAATTGTTCCATTAGAATTATTCACTTCAAATGATCAGCATTTTCAATATAATACCTATGTTTTATTAATTGAGAAAGAATTTATTCCTGTGTTGAATGGTGAACATGCAGGATATGCTTGGGCATCTATAAACAATTGGCCAAAACCCTTGCACCAGGGAGTTACAAATAGCCTAAAAAACCGTGCTGTTCGTGCTAAGATTGAAGTAATATTAGATCTACTTCAGTAGTTCTACGTTAAAAGCAAACGTGCCTAGATGGTGTAATTCCATACTGAGCATTGTATCTATTTTAATTTGGTATCCTGCTTGCGCTATTTTTTGACAAAATATCATATCTTCACCTAGATAATCTTGTGTTGATTCAGTATAATGAAACTCAAACCAGGGTAGGGGCATTTTATCTAGTATTTTAGTTTTCATTAACATACAGCCCATGCCTACACCTTCAACAGGCACTAGATCATCCCTAGGTTTAAAGGGCAAAGGATTTTGCCAATCCCATATTTTTTCGTAGGCAACACCTTGATACGGTTTGCTGCGACGTACATAGTTACAGGCAACTATATCTTCGTTATGACTCATAAGACGCAGTGCGGTTGAAGCAGGAAAAACAATATCACTGTCTAACCATAACATATATTCTGCACCAATATTTTGCGCCTCAAGAGCAAGCCTTGTTCGTTGTGTTAATAACACTGTGCTGGCTTCCATAACAACATGAGTATCTATACCCTGCTGTGTATTAAGTTTTACCATCTCTGCCAAACTAAAAGCATGATGGCTGTGCAACATATCTCTACACGGAATTAGTACTGCCAGTTTAGATTTTTTAGTCGTCCATCGACTGGTTTCAAATACACTCTTTTTCATGCACTGGCAACTTCATCACTAAGCGTTTCGCCCTGTATTACAAATTCTTTAATAGAATTAATAAGATCTTGTGTTCTCTTAGAACATAGTATGAAGTCGGATGGGCTTAATTTACACATAGTTTCTATAAGGCAAATTGAAACTTTGCTATTTGCCAGAGTTTCCAATGCAACCTGCCTTGCTAGATCTTCAATGAAATTTTGTTGAACTTGTTCTTCGTCTAATTTTAATAACGATTCACATTCTTTTTCATCTAAATCATCACATAAGGAATTAAGAATGTCCAATTCTAAAGATTGTTCATCAGTTTTTGATTTGGTATTTTCTAGTTCTTTAATTCTTGTAAGGAATTGCACAAGTGTTTTAGGATTGGTGGTCCTGTCATGATAAACAATGTTATCTAATTCCCATTTTGTAGGACCTTTGTGCGCAAGTTTAAGAATTTTGTCTACGTTAAATTTTCTCTTTATCATGGGTTATAGGTAAATGTATAAGGTGTACCACCTAGAGATTGTGAAAATCTAATAGAAGTTCCTGCAGATTTACCGACGTACGGGCCTAATGTTGCACTAAGTTTAACATTAGATTTAGCACCACCACTCAGTGCTGAATAAGATTCACCCATTTTAATCGGACTTCCTGTAGCTGGCAAATTACCCGGCATCTTCTATATCTCCGTGGCCCTTTATTTATAGAGCATTAAACCCATAGATAAAAAACTGATAACAATATCTATCACTTATTTATCTAGTGCTAGACTATTTTAAATACCGTAGCGCCCGCGAGTGGCGTTGAAGTTTTGTGTTATTTGTCCTGAAGTTAATGCGATACTATCATAACAAAATGCAGATCCAATTCTGCAATTTATAACGTAGGTATTATAATGAACTCCTATCCAATGATAACTTCCTGCGTCTTTGCAGGCATAAGTTCCCGAAAATGTTGTAGATCCTGTAAGGGTGCCATTTATGTATAATAAAATTTGATTATTGGGTGCGTCTCTTACAGCGACCATGTAATACCATTGGCCAGATGAAATTGATGTGGTTGTTGTTTGAGCAGTATTTGTCCCATCACTATGTCTACACCAAAAGTATGCTCCGGTAGTTGTGGAATATATAGCATAAAATCCGCTATGCGATGCATCACCATAATTTGTAAAAATAAAATAATTATTTGCGCTTGAAGGAACAGCGTTATAATAAACCCAACCACCTAAAGAAAAACTAGTATTAGCAGCACCGGGGCTGAGGGTAGATACAGAGATATAATCATTAGTTCCATCTAGATTTATGTATCCGTTAGATCCGCTAGTGTAAGTAGGACCGTTAACTAACGAACCGTTATTATTATTTCTAGTTAAGTCAAACCAAGTTGTGCCTGTACCGGGATAAGAACGAGGGTTGGCAGCATCTACATAGAATACCAACCCATTCATCAACGTTGCAGGACCGTGAAATAAACTCATAATCCGTACCTTCCGCGACCTGCATTAAAGTTTTGTAGAATTTCTGTAGCAGATAAGGCTCTATTATAGACCTGAGCTAATCCTATAACACCGGGTAATCCGCCGTAAGTTCCTACTCCACCATTAGAACTACCCATGTACATATATGTAGGTGCAGTCAAAGCACTGGTGCTGGCTGTACCAGTAGTTTCTAAGGCTGAATTAATGTAGATTGCGATAGCGCCAGATGACTGTATCCTTGTTGCCACAATATAAAACCATGCCCCTGTGTTGATAAGTGTAGTTGATTGAAACGTAGTATCGCTATTTCCAATACCTAATGCTGCCTTATTATTAAGATAATTTAGACCATAATCAACTGTATTACTCGATACTTCACAATCTAAAAGCCCTTCCCCCTGATGCCATTGAGTACCGCTTGTAGAATTACCTGTAGACTTAAACCATATACATAGGCTAAAATCACCCGAAGCAGGTCTTGAGAATCTTATATTTGCTGTATTAGCAGAGGAAAATGTAAATCCCCCACTGGGACCAGATGAATATGTCGGAGATCCACTAGCAGTGTTAATTGTACCGTTATTATTACTGCCTGAAAGGTCGAACCAAGTCGTGCCTGTGCCAGGGTAAGAACGAGGGTTGGCCGAATCTACCATCAGCACCAACCCGTTCATTATTATTGAAGGACCGTAGGTTAGGCTCATTTGCCGTATCTCCCTTTATAGGCATTAAAATTTATATTGATTTCGTTAACTGTTAATGCTCTATTGTAATAATGGCATAATCCTAAAGCGCCGGGCCACCAGGCTTGATTATTTCCTGCAATATGATTGCTTTGCCCAATATAATTATTAGTTCCAGTTGTATTATAGGAACCCCGTGATGTATTGTTATCTTCTATACCATCAACGTATGTTCTTAAGGTTGTTCCATCGTAGGTAACACCTACATAATGCCAAGTTCCGTCAAAAATATCAACGCTTGTATTTCCTGTGCTAGGATAATAATCATAGTCGTAGCCCATAATACCTATTCTAGGATTTACATAGGTAACAAGATTAAACGCTTGAGCAGTTCCTGGAGTACCAGAACCGAACAAACAATAGTAAGATGATCCTGGCCATCCCGATTTTTTCATCCAAATAAAGACTGATCTTGCTCCGTTTCCAGTAACAAGTGTTATGGTAGGTGAAAACCCGAAACTTGAACTGGTACCGTTATAGTCAAAATATCCCGAATTAGATGCATTGAATGTAGGGGCGACACTACTCGAACCAGTAGTTGTTCTAGCATTGCTAATGGGATCTGAAATTATATTTCCAGACCCCGGATATGCCCTTTTATTTCCTGGGTCGATCATCAAGATCAACCCGTTCAGTACTATGGAAGGACCATAAGTTAAAGCCATTTATCTATCCTTATTCGAGGTTAGATAAACGAGTTTTTATCTCCCTCAATTCTTCTTCGAGCCTATTTATAGTCTTGTCCTGTT